GACGAGATACGCCGCACCCTCCAGGCCGACAACCTCTGGACCGACTCCCTCGCCCTCGACCTCGACGAACTCGCCCAGCAGAAGACCTTCATCGACCGCCTGACCGAACAAATGAACCAGCCCAGCTATCAGGACACTTTTACTATTCCCCGCAAGGACGGCACCATGATGCCCACCATCAACCCCATCAGAGAATACCGCGACAAAGCCGTGGCGAAGTTCCAGCAAGGCATGGAACGCCTCCGTGCCGAAGCCATCAAGCGCAAGCTCCAGGCCCGGCAGTTTCAGTAAAAGAACACGGATTACACGGATTGAACGGATTTACATGTAATTTATACTGAATTATCACGAATTTACACGGAACTTAAACCGAATTGATTATGAAACACTTGCTATTCACCGACCCTACGCGCTGGAAGCACTTCATGCTGGCCATACCCATCGGCCTTGTATTCACCACACTTTGTGTGCTGGGCACCGCCTCAGGCATGGAGTTCAAAGACCGTCAGTGGGGAGGCAGTTGGGACTGGCTCGACTGGTTCTGCACGATGCTTGGCGGACTGGTTGGGCAGGCAGTACAAATAGTCATCATCATATTATGCTTCAGGTAACGACCACGAATTACACGAATTAAACGGATTATGGAGAATCCACTGAAAACTTGCCTGACGATACAAGTTAGCGAAGAAGACGTTAACAGCCCAGATTTTGACCTGTCGAACTATATGAACAAGAAAATTAAAAAGGCATGGTTCAAGAATGCGCTGGAATTTGAACTGACACAATATCATTTCCCATTTAATAACGTAAAATGAACTATGATTATCATCAAGACAACCAACGGCGACGTGTTCGTCAACGATAAAGCCATCGTAGAACTATCCCACGACCGCGAGAACAAGACCGCTGCCTACTACACCACCAATGGTGACCATAACAAGTACAGAGGTGTGGAATGCATCTTCTACATCAACGACGCACAGCCGACTTTGTGGCAAGACGATGGCTCGGCACTGGAGAAAGTCCGAAAGGATAACGACGCCCAGCGCGACATCATCAAGCGACTGCAGCAAGAGAAGCAAGCCGTCATAGACGACCTTCACCACTTCGCCTGTAACATGGCTCAACTTGCGTACAACTATCATGCCGTACTGCCCGACGATGTGCGCCTACAGATTCAGAAGCCCGCGCTGACGTTGAAGTCGAAGGTGCTCAACCACGGCTACGACACCGAACGTGAGTAACCCTCCGCCACCATCCCCACCGATAAGAGAGACCGCAACACAGCAGCCTCTCTTATCATTTTTACTTCAACTATGTCACATACCACCAACAACATCACGGCCCCCGTCAGCATCTACGACCTTCAGCAGGTGCTCGGCATTGGCGGCAACGGCGACCTCGGCACCCTCATTGCACAGGGCAACATCAACATGTGGAGCCGACACAAGCCCGTGGCCTACCCCAGCGTCAAGCAGATAGGCTTTGGCGACTCCGACGGCAGCAACGAGGCCAAGACCGTGAACTACGGCATACAGCCGGGACAGATTACCATCAACGATTCAGGCATAGAGACCAGCGACGTGACCGACCTCTTTGAGATGGCGGAGTTCGACTGGCAGTATACCAAGCCGACAGGAGGCAGCCAGCAGCCGTTCAGGCTGACCGACTTCAAGGGCTACAGCCACGACGCGGTGCCTTTCATCGTAGTGGAGGGTGTGGGTGATATCAGCATCAATACTGCCAAGCAAAGCGCACTCTACATCCATGCAACGCTCGACCCTGGCGACTCCTACGATAACCTGCAGTCCTACGACTTCGAGGGTTCGCTGGTAGACCTGAGCGACTGGTTCCTGACGGTGATGATTAATGACCGCTTCTATCGCGCACCGGCGCACGTCATTGATGCAGACGCGGGCAGCATGGTGGAGATAGACCTCGACGGCTTTGCCGTTGACCATACCTACCCGATGTATGTCTTCCTGGGTCGATACCTCACCACGGGCGGGCAGGTGGAGAACCGCTGCAAGGGCTGTATGAAGCTGCCTACGGCAAGCCGCTGGAACCAGTTCCCCGTCAACGTCAGCGTCTACTACAACAGTCAGGAGGGCGGCGGTGGCGTGCCTGACGCCCGCGATAACGTCTGGATATTGCCGCAGCTGGGCTTTGAAAGCCTTGGCTGGAAGGTGCTCGATAGCGTGACGGAGGACGGAGACGCGTCCGTCAAATATCGGTTCATCAACAACGACCGCAGTCTGGTGATGAAACTGAAGCTACAAAACACGAGCAACACGGCGGGCCAGTTTATCAGGGGCAACTTCCGAGCCGCCAACGTGGAGAGTGGCGTGAACACGACACCTGAACTGATGTACGTCAGCGACACGCAGGACGGCACGTACACGGCAGTGACCTCGTTCGAAGTGCCAGCAGGCACCACGACCAATCCGGGTGTGAAGTATGCCATTGTGGTGTTCACACAGGCCGACGGAATTCCGTTTATGAAAGGCACGTCGGGATCGGAGGAGGTGTACTTTTATATTAAGGGCCACCTTGAGTTCTACGACACGCTGAACTATCGCTACGGTACTGCCCCAGCATGGGAGCAGACCACATAATAAACAACATTTACTAACCCTCTAAAAAACAAGCATTATGAACACATTGATGACCATCTGTATTTTGATTTTTGCAGCCTTCGTCGTTGCCGTGTGCGTTAAGAACCGAACACTGCCGCTATCGGTGGCAGAGACGGCCAGGATGACCCAGTGGCCGCTACGAGCCGCGTGGTACATCACGGCACTGCTCGCGGTAGTCTGTTCAGCACCCGCACTCATTCAGTCGGCTGCAGGCGACTACCATTTCCTGTCATTCCTCACGCTGGCAGCAGCACTGCTCTGTATTATTGCTACCTACGGCGAAGACACCGTAGACAACTACCTGAACATCGGAGGTACGCTGGTCTACTATCTCGCGGCCATGGTGCTCGTCATTATCAGTCCTGCTTGGTGGCTCTTCGTGTTGCCTGCTGGCACACTGCTCTATGCCCTCGTAGCCCGTGACTCGCACCTACGGCTCTGGATGACCATCGCCACTACGGTAATGCTCATGCTGTATTCTTACATCGTATAGTTCATGGAATACAATGACCCGAACCAGTCGTGGCTCCCGCCAGGCTACGACCCCTACAAAGACATGACAGACAACGAGCGCATGGCCGTAGGATGCGTCAGCGTGGTCAGCATCATAGTCGGAGTCATCGCCGCCCTGCTGCTGTGCGCTCTCTTTGTGTCGTGTACCACGACGAGGTATGTCCCCGTGGAGCGGCACACCGTAGACACACTGCGACTGACTCAGACCGTGCGCGACAGCATCTACCTGTCGGACTCGATATACGTCAGCGACTTCGTGCGCGACGATACCGTCTACAAGACTGTTGACCGCTGGCACACCCGCTACGTGGAGCGCACACGGACGGACACCATCTACCAGGCCCGCACCGACTCGATTCCCGCACCCTACCCTGTAGAGGTGCCTGTCGAGAAGCCGCTCACATGGTGGCAGCAGGCGCGGCTCTACCTGGCCAACATCGTGCTGATTCTACTGGCTGTTGCATGCGTAGTATGGGCAGTCAGACTCTATCTCAAAAACCGCTTGCCCCATTGATTGGCAAGCGGTAAACCCCAAGGCCTATAATTGCCGTTAGTTAAAGACAGGTAATTATGGCATTCCACAGACACTATATCATACCTTTTAAGTCGCTGCGGCAAGGCACCGACTACCGACTCTGCATCTGGGAGGATGGGTACACAGGTGACGAGGTGATGCTGGACGCAGCGTCCGACCCCTTCACCACTGAGGAGGACGGCGACGAAGATGTGTTCACTCCCGTTCGCACACAGACTGGCACCATCCGCATACTGGACACGGGAGCGGTGAACTGGCGCAGCATCATGCCGCTGAACGATTTGCAGAAGCCTGTGACGCTGGAGGTGATGAACGAGCCTGTATGGGTGGGCTACATCCAGTCGGAGAACTACGACGGCGTGCTGTACGGCAATCCTCAGGAACGAGAGTTGCCGGTGCAGTGTCCGCTGAGCGTATTGGAGGCCATTCAGGTGCGGACTAACGAGACGGAGATGCGCAACTTCGCCTACATATTGAAGTACCTCATCGACTCGCTGCCGTCATATACCAATACAGCCAACGACCCAGTGCTGAACCGTGTCATCGTGCAGGGTGGCAGCGACGCCCGCCAGTGGCTGATGAACAAGGTGGACTGGATGAACTACGTGAGATACAACGACGATGACGGCGACACACCGCGCTACGACCTGCTGGAGATACTGACCGACATCTGTCGCTTTTGGGGCTGGACGGCGCGCGTGATGCAGCGCACACTCTACCTTACTTGTATGGACGACACATCCGAACAGACCATGCTGACGCTGACCTACCAACAGCTGGCAACGCTGGCTGGAGGGTCGTCAGACGGATATGTAAGCAATATGCCCTCCGTGCAGACGCTTACGGGCGACATCTTCGTAGATACCGACAATGAGGACATGCAGCTGCGTGGTCCGTCGAAGGCTACGGTCAAGGCCGACTGCAACAAACAGGACACCGTGGTAAGCACTAAAAACAAGCTAATATGCGACGTTCTGGAGTTTAACACTACGTGGCAGTGGGTAAGCGGAGACGAAGACCGCGTAGGATATTTCGAGACCACACCGGCCAAGGGTGCGTTCTCTACCTCGGTGATGAACGGAACAGCCGCCACCGGGCGCGGCGCGTTCACTCGGCGCAAAATATATTCCTCTAAAGATTCAGACTCGTCTACCGACGCTACAATGATACTGTTGGGGGCCGACGCCGGTTCGGAGACCACGCCTATGTTTCAGCTGCAGACCTCACGCGCCAGAATGTACGGAGGCGGCTCTATCGGTTTTAAAGGGTCCATCTACAAAGGCGCCAAACTGCTCGAGGCAAACACTGACGGGCGCTATGGCATCATGGCACGAATAGGTATCGGTATGACCCGCGAGTCGGCAAAATGGTTCTACTTCCAGAACTACATTGGTCAGCTGACTAACGGATGGGCGGACAATCCGTTCAACAACATTATCAGCATAGAAGGCAGCAATATCAATGGTATCAGTGCACGCGATAGCTTCTTCGTCATCGTCCTCGACTACACATCGAAGTACATCCCGGTAGACGACAATCTATATGGGTATATCTATCTCGACATCATGGGATGGGTAGACGGGGCAGGCCTGCGTACAGACGCTATCGGCATTGCAAACCTGGAGATAGAGTTTACACGCGACAAGACCTATCTGCCATCTAATCAAGGAGAGACGCGGCCCAGAACTATGGAGCGCGAACGTGAGAGTGAGCGCGAGTACACCAGCAGCAGCAACGGTCAGACGCACGACGAATGGAATGCCGACTGCATCTATGCCTCCGACAATGATATGGAGTATGGCTACGGCCTGTTGATGCAGCCCAATGGCGAGTATATGCAGAAGGTCCCGTATGGCAATACCACCGAATGGGCCGAACAGCATCTGGCCAACCGCGTGACAACCTACTGGCAGCAGACCCGCCGCATGATGACAGCCAACGTGGCTTATCAGTATGCAGCAGCGTTGATGCCTATCAACAAGGTGTTGCTCGCCGGTACTACGTGCCAACCTGTCAGCATCAGCCACGACTGGTGGAACGACGAAATAGAATTGAAACTCATTGAGCTATAAGAACATGGTAAAGGTACTTTCACGAGACGCGGTTCAGCGCATGACAGGTCGTCGCTCCAGCACCACCTCCACCGTCAGCGGTGGTGGCGGCGATAGTGGCGTCAGTCAGGCATGGGTGGAAGAGCATTATATTAGCAAGGACTTCTTCAACCAGCTGTTCACCATACATGGCACCCGCACCTATATCGACGAGGACACCCAAGAGGAAGTGACCGAAGAGGTGGTGATAACGCCCAACACCATACCTGACGGCGAAGAATATAAGCTGAGTAATGTAGAAGTAAGCATCGGACTCTGGACACAGCAGTTCCTTTCTGCCCTCGGGCTGAATCCCGGCGGTGGCGGTGGAGGCGGCGCGACGTCTCTTGCAGAACTGGTGGACGTGACCCTCAGTAGCCCGCAGAACGGGCAGGCTCTGGTCTATAATTCATCTACACGCAAATGGGTCAACGGCACGGTCATTCCCGATCTCACAGACTACGCAACCAAATCGTGGGTGCAGCAGCAGGGTTACATCACGTCGTCGGATTTGAACGGCTATGCCACACAGTCGTGGGTACAGCAACAGGGCTACCTCACGTCGTCGGCTTTGACCGGCTATGCCACGCAGTCGTGGGTACAGCAACAGGGCTACCTCACGTCGTCAGCACTCACAGGCTATGCCACGCAGTCGTGGGTGCAGCAGCAAGGCTATCTGACCAGTCATCAGAGCGTAGACGGCACCTTCTGGGGCCAGTCGTGGAGCAACCACGGCAGCGTCACTGGCGATATGACCAACGTCGGCGTTATATTCCAGACAGGAAATTATACATTAATGAATCATCAGGGTGTTGGCCTAATGATCGAAGGAAGTGCCGTGTCTGGGGACTATTGCTTTGCAACGTTTGGATTCCATTCGACGGGAGCTTTAGCATGGCTGAACAACAACTTCATCGTACAGCTAATAGCCAACACCTCTACGGGTGAAAACCTGGTGCATATCAATCACGGCATCCTGCAGATTGGCGATGCCCGTTTGGTGTATGATTCCGCAAACAACGCGCTGAAAGCCGTTAAAGCCGACGGCACATCCCTCAATTTCTACGCCACCGGCGGCGTGTCGGCATTGGGCATGTCTGCAGGAGTAAGCCGGATGAACGCCATGACCTTTAATCACCTGTCCGTAAAGAACAGCATGACGCTCAGCGGAAGCGTGAACATCGTCACAGGCACGACATCATATATGGTGCGAAACGCGAATGACTCTGACTGCATCTACCTGATGAACACTTACGCACAATCGAAGATTAACAGCCGGCAGTACTATTACAACCAATATGACAACGTAGGCCTGCACGGTACTAACTACGATTATAGTGAGACGTGGTTCATTGACCCTGACGGGTGTGCCCGCTTTAGCCGCGTCTATCTGAACGGCAATACCTACATCCACACCAACGGCAGCGACTTGCTGTTGACCATTGGTTCAACAAGGTATAAACTTACAAAAACGACAGCATAGTAAACCCCGTGCCGTAATATGCAGGGCAGTTGAAGAGTATAATTAAAAAAACGAATATATGTGTACGTTAGAAAAACTACGCAACGGTAACGAGACCGAAAAGAAGTGCTGCTTCTGCCAACTGGTGACGGGTGTGTGCTTCGTCATCTCGGTCATTTTGCTGATAGCTGGATTTTTATTGCCGCCGATGGGCGTGATAGACGGGAGCGTGCTCACGGCGGTTGGCGAATTGCTCCTCTTTCCCGTCGTCATCTACGCGTTCCGTGCTATTGAGCTCGGACTGGAGGTGAAAATTCAGAAAGGAGATACCAGTGTTGAGATTCATAAAGACGATAGAGATGGCGACCAGGATTAGTAAGAATTTCACCCTCGAAGAGCTGCGCGACAGCGCAACCGCTAAGCGGCTCGGCATCATCAACGCCCCTGGTGTGGATGAAGTGTGCGCCATGTGCGCACTGGTCCACCATGTGCTCCAGCCCTTGCGCGACGCAATGCAGGAACCTATCAAGATTGGCTCGGGCTACCGATGTTCGGCTTTGAACCGTGCCGTGGGCGGCGTCGCCAACTCGCAGCACACCAAAGGAGAGGCTGCAGACCTATGCATCGATGGCGAACTATGGAAGGGCCGTCGGTGGTTCGAATGGATACGCCAACACTGTCAGTTTGACCAATTAATATGGGAGCACAATACGAAGGGAAGCTATTGGGTCCACGTCTCCTATCGCGCCGACGGCAAGAACCGACAGCAGGTTATCGACAACCTATTAAAGAAATAGAGTGTCTTCATACTTCATAAATGTCGTGATGACATTGTACTATCTTTAGTTTTCATAAACAATTTATTTTTTTTGTTTTAGTATTAGTAGTTTTTGTTTTAGGACGAGGCGACGGCGGTCGCCTCTTTTTTCTTTGCTTGCCCCAGTTGTCGGCAAGCGCAGTAAACCCCAGACTGCCTTTTTTCAGATAAGAAAAAAGGTAGAAATATGAGCAATTTTTCAAGATTCAATAGTTTTCAGCGCGAGGCGGTGGGCGGTATGCCTGCCGTGATGATGCGCGAGGTGGCGAATGCCAACGGCACGCCAGGCACCATCACCACTACCGACCCGAAGGCTCCAGAGAACCAGGGTTCGGCCACGGGTTCGTTTGCCGACCGCATCATAAGCGTGCGTTCGCCACACGCGGCACTGACCATCTCTGCCGTCTATCGTGCCGTGGGGCTGATAGCACGGACGGAGGGGCAGTTCCAAGTGCAGTACCAGCGACTGAACAGCGAGGGCGGCAACTTTGTCCCAGTGTTGGGCAACCCCAACAGCAAGTATGCCAACAACGGCCAGCGGCTCAACTATCTGTTGCAGGTAAGACCCAATCCCATGATGACGGCTTCGGCCTTCATGCAGGGTCTGGTCATCTCGAAACTCCAGAACGGCAACGGCATCGCCTACATTGAGCGAGAAGGAGACGGAGTGGGCGAACCCATCGCCTTGTGGCTCTGCTCGGGTGCGCAGTACAACGAACTGACGGGCCGCTACCTGTTGCAATACTACACCCGCAAGGGCATCGTGCAGAAGAGCGACGTACCAGCCGAGGACGTGATACACATCCCGAACACGTACAAGTACGACAACGGCTGGGGCATCCCAACCATCCGCTTTGCCATCGACACGCTCTCGCTCATCAAGACCGAGACGAACCAGGCAATGGAGACCGCCGCGAAGGGTGGCCGCGTGAAACTCATCATCGGCGAGGAGAAGCCGTCGCAGGGTGCCGGTACGCTGGCCTTCGGACTGTTGAACAAGGAGCAGATTGACTCCTACGCCAAGGAGCTGAACACGAAGATGTATCAGCAAGACGTGGTGGGCATCCGTGGGCTGTCTGCCCTTCACAACATCAGCATGTCGGCACAAGACCAGCAGATGATTGAGGTGCTTGGCATGGGCATCAACGACGTGTGCCGCTTCTACGGCTGCCAACGTCCGCTCTTGATGGAAGACACCAACAGCCACTACACCACCTACCAGAACGCCCGCATGGAGTTCCTTCAATGGACGGTGCAGCCGGACATCACCGAGATTGAGCAGGAGTTCAACTCGAAGTTGCTGACGGAGTATGACTTCGGACAACGCCGCTACCACCTCTGCGAACAGCCCATCATGCGACTCGATAAGGAAGCACAGGCGAAGGTTGACCTGGCGAGACTCCAGACGGGTGGCACCATCAATGAGACGCGCCAGCAGTACGACCTGCCTGCCGTGGACGGTGGCGACGAACCGCTGGCCAGTGCCAACCTCATGACGCTGAAGGCTCTCATCGCCAAGAGCGAGGGCGCAACGGAACTGAAGCCCGGCAGTTACACCGTGCAGGAGCCACCGAAGGAGGGCGAGGAAAGTTGATAGTTATTCTCTGGCAAGAACATAGTTATTCTCCGACAAGAATATAGTTATTCTCCGACAAGAATATAGGGATTCTTCCGAAAGATACCCTACTAAGAGCAACAAAGAAAGGTAGGTAAGTTTCACGCAGTAAACCCCAGGTACTAATTCAACCGAATAGCGTATGGCATATTCATCAGGATTCAGAGACAAACTCGTGACCATCCTGAACCGCAAGGAGCAGACGGTCGGCAAGTATGGCATCGACTCCGCAGGCGTGGAGTGGGAGCCGGTCGGCACGGTGTGGGCAAACGTATCATGGGCGAAGGGCAACCGTGCCATGAACAACGGCTCGCTCGATGTCTATGGCGTGGAGAATGTGCGAATGTTGTGGAACGATAAAGTCACCATGCGCTCCCGCATCCAGTACGGCGGCAAGACCTATCAGATACTGCCAGAGACCTTCCACGACGACTATCAGAAGAACGAAATCGAGTTCAAGATGCAGATCATCATCAACGACAAATAAAGGAACTATGGATAAAGAACAAATGCAACAGCAATTTCTCGCCCGCTACGACAGCATCATCCAGAGCGGCGACACCCGACAGATGGAGCGTCTGGGCGCAATGGTGAAGCGCGTGATGGGGTGGATGTTCAAGTACGAGCCGCAAGTGGCCGCACAGGCACTCGCCCTGCTCGACGACAACACCGCCACCGACTATGCCAACCGGCTGACCGAACAGGAGGCCGAGGACATCGTAAGCCAGATGAAGCCCCAGCCCACATGGACGATGCAGGGACTGACGGCATCGCTTCAGTCGATGGGACTGCCTGGCGATGTGCCGCCACACTTTAACCACTATGCCCTGCTCACAACGATGCTGATGATTCAGAGCGACGAGGGCGAATCTCTCAAAGAGGCCATCCACGCCAACGACCGCGACGAGCGGCTGCTCAGGCTGGTGTATAAACTGGCCGTGAACAGGTTGGAAGACGAAGACGGCAAGTTTCGCATCCGCCGCTACTTCGGCCTTGAACGATAACGACATAATGATTACGAAGATGAAGAAGAAACAGACCATCGCCATCGTGCATTACAACACGCCCGAGCTCACTGAGGCGTGCATCATGAGCATCCGAAAGACCGGGTGCCAGTGGCCCGTCGTGGTGTTCGACAACAGCGACGAACTGCCGTTCAAGAAGCGCATGGCGGGCGTGAAGCGCATCGACAATACCAAAGGACAGCTCATCGACTTCGACGAACTGCTTGCCTCGCACCCCGACAAGTGTTGGGACATCGCCAAGCTGAGCAACTACGGCTCATTGAAGCACATAGCCAGCGTGCAGAAGTTGTGGGAATTGTTGCCCGACGGTTTTATTCTTATGGAAAGCGACATTCTGCTCCGGCAAGACCCAAGCCCACTATGGCAGGAAGAGTATGCCAGCGTGGGCCGCATACAGTGGCACCAAAAAGGCAACCAGTTCGACATTCCCCGTATGCTGCCGTTCCTTTGCTACATCAACGTGCCGCTGCTGACGGCCAACGGCGCACGCTACTACGACCCGAAGCGGTGCTGGGCAGTTGCAGGCGCAACCCGGAACGTGCGCGGCAACTGGTACGACACCGGCGCGGCCATGCTTGAGGACATCATGCGCACCAAGCCGCAGTTGGTCGCCAGAAACATCATCCGCCTTGATGACTACTATGTTCACTACCAGGGCGGCTCATGGCGGAAGAACGACATGAAGAGTCAGGCCGAGTGGCTGAAGCAGAACGAAGAATTGTGGAGCAAATAATAAAAAAAGACGCATTATGACACCGAACCCGACCAAGGAAGAAATCGAAGCTCTGGAGCGTGAAGTCCAGCGCAACCGAAACGCCAAGATTTTCATCTGTGCGCACACCGACTTTGAGCCTGTCGTGATGAACGACGTTTACGAGGTTGTGGATAGTCGTCAGTTAGGGGAACCGAAGAACGTGCCAAGCCTGTTCTACTCCGAGCTGTGGCAGATGCGAAGTGTCAGCAAGCGGAAGGAGTTGCCGAAGTATATCGGTTTCGTACAGTACCGCAAGTATCTCGGCTTCATGGACGAGGTGCCAGAACTGGGCAAGCTCATCGAGGAGCACGGAGCCATCACGACAAAGCCCATCGACCTCGAAATGACGATGCGCGAGCAATATGCAACGTGGGGAAATCCTGAAGACCTCACCATCATTACAGACATCATCTGTGAGCAACACCCGGACTTTGCCGAAGCATGGAAGAAGTCTCTCGACAGCAACCTCCTTCACCCTGGTTCCATCGCCATTATGAAGACTGAGGACTGGCGCGAAATGTTCGCGGTGGCGTGGTCGGTCGCCAATGAGTACCTGAAACGGATTGGCGGCGACATCGTGGCGCGGGTGCAGGCCAACGAGAAAGCCTACCACATCGGGGAATATGAATTCACGACGCTGACGCACGAAATCCGCGTGGGCGGTCAGATATGCGAGCGCATCGTATCGGCATGGATGGACTGGAAGTTTCCGAACGCCGTGCAGTTCCCAATGCTGACCGTGGCCGACAAGATTGAGGTGCCGTTCATACCATAAAGTAAACCCCGGCAAGCAAAATCTCCGACTAACGTAACGTGAAATAAAAACTGACGTAAGGACAAATTAAAATTGACGTAACGATATGGCACAATTAACACTGAAGGTCAAGAAGGTGGCCAACAAGAACCTTCGCACGAAAATAAACGGTTTCGCCAGTCGCGCCATCGCTAACGGCGTAGCCACATTCGACGACATCTGCGCACAGGCAGCGAACAACACGACGCTCCACCCGAAGGAGCTGGCACTGGCTTTTGGGCTTGCTCTCGATGCAGTACGCGACGCACTCAAGAACGGCAAGATTGTTGACCTCGACCAGATTGGCCGGCTCTACCCCGCCATCAGCAGCCATTGGACTGAGACGGAGGATGAGCAGACGCTTGACGGGCTGACTAAGCGCGTGGCCTACCGTCCGAGCACTGAAATCAACACAGCCATTGCAGGCGCAAAGCTGGCATGGGCCACGGCAAAGGAGGCTGCCGAGAGCGACAACAACGGCACGACCACTGACACGGGCGACGATGACAACCAGCAGGGCGGCAACGGCGGCGGTCAGTCTGATTTGGAAGGGTAAACCCCAGTCGGGAAAATAGACGATAAGTAAACCATTTATTCACAAATTACAGATATGGATGAGCAGAAACGAGAAATCAGAACCATTGACTGCCGCCTGGCCATACGAGAGCAGGCGGAAGGTCAGGAGGGCGAGTCTCGCACCATCACCGGCACGGCCATCGTATTCAACGCTGAGAGCCAGGTGCTCGACGAGTGGGGCGAGCGATTCCGAGAGATAATCCTGCCCGAAGCCGTCACGATGGAGTTCCTGAACACACAGGACGTGAAGATGAATTTGCTGCATCGCCGCGACCTCACCGTGGCCCGCTGCAACAAGGGCGTGGGCAGTATGCGCCTGTGGGTGGACCAGAAGGGCGTGAATTTCGAGTTCGACGCGCCGAAGTGCGACGTGGGCGACCGCTGCCTGGAGATGGTGCGCCGTGGCGACTACTCAGGTTGCAGCTTCGAGTTCATGCCAAAGGACTACGACGTGGAGCGCGTGAAAGGTGCCGACGGCAAGGAAGACGTGACCGTGCGCCACCGCTCGTTTGAGTGGCTTGGTGCGCTCACCATCGGCCTTGACCCTGCCTATACGCAGACATCGGTCAACGCCCGCGAGATTGGCACACAGCATCAGGAAACCGACGAGGAGCGCGAAGCCCGTGAGGCAGCCGAAGCCAAGGCCAAGGCCGAGCAGGAGGCCAAGGAGAAAGAGGAGCGCGAGGCCCGCGAACTGGCCGAACAGGAAGAGCGCGAGCGCGAGATGATGGCAGCACGTCGCCGTCACCAACTGAACCGACTGAGATTAGAATCTTTTGAATATTAACCCTTTAAACGTTTTTAGGACATGAAAGAAATGACTAAGACACAGCTCCAGGCTCGCAACCGCGAGATTATGGACAAGCTGGACGAGCTTGACCTGAAGGCCAAGCGCGAGAACCGTAAGTTCACCGAAGAGGAGAACATGGAGTATGACACCCTCATGCGTGAACATGTGCTTAACCGCGAGAAGCTGGCCGGAATGGTCAACGCTGCCGAACTCGCCAAGATGCGCGAGAGCATCGACAAGTCGGTGCAGCTGCGCGAGTACATCAAGGGCGTGAAGGAAGGCCGCGAGAACGCCACCACCATTCTTCAGAATGCCGTGACCTCCGGCGAAGACCAGAACGGCACCGCCAACCTGAAAGCAGGTGGACTGATTCCCATCACCATCAAAGACCTCATGGACACGAAGGTAGAAGGTATCGACCTGCCCCGCTCGCTCCGCATCTCTACGGGCGTGACTGGCGACGAGGTGTACCCCTACAGCGTCGATGACGTGGAAGTCCGCGTGGCTGGCGAGGTAGAGACCATCGGCGAGCAGGCTCTAAACTTCGACAACATCAAGGCTGTCAGTGAGCGTCTGGCCGCTGCCGTGGCTGTGTCGAACAACGCCATCGACAACGCCTCCTTCGACCTCTACGCCTTCGTGGTGTTCAAGTTCCAGAAGGCCATCCGCATCACCTGGGCCAAGCACCTGCTTTCACACGCCGCTTGGAGCAACAACCTCAAGTCGCCCTTCGCACTCGTTACCGCCAAGACCATCACTCTCGACAACAACTTCGCCGAGAACCTGGCCGTCGAGGTGGCAGAGATTGCCGACCTTGGCTTCACCAGCACGCCGGAGCTGGTCATCGACAAGGTGACTGAGGCTCGTCTGTCGTTCCGTCCGCGCATCGGTGGCGACCCTGCCAGCGGAACCGTCATCCAGGACGGAAAGATTGCAGGCTTCGACTACATCACCAGCGGCCACGTCAACGGCGAGCTGAACCAGCAGGGCAAGTACGTGAAGAGTTCCGACCGCTACATCGGCATCGGCAACTGGGACATGGTGGCCGTGGAGCAGAGAGGCGAGGCCCGCTTCACCGTCGATTCGACAAGTGCCGCCGTGAGCGCACGCAACACCACTGTCTTCACGCTCAACACGAACGCCTCTATCACTGAGCTTTCGAGCAAGGTGAACGCCAACCCTGCCGATGACGGCAAGCCCAAGGCCTTCAAGCTGCTGAAGATTGTGGAGGAGCAGGAAACGGCGTAAACCTGAAATCAAGTTCATAGTTCTTGATAATCGGCCCCACGGTGAGGATGCGGAGGTCACAGCCCGCACACCGTGGGGCTTCTTTATGCCCGTCGGTAAACCCTCGGCACGGAATTGGGGGATAAATAAAAGAATATATACAATGAAATACTTGACGCTGGAATACATCAAAGACCACTCGCGCATCTGCCACAATGCGGAAGACCGCTATCTGGAGCGTATCGGTGCGGCGGCAGAAAATGCCGTGCTCAACGTGTGCTGGCGGACCATTGAAGACATCTACGAAGAATACGGCGAAGTGCCGGAAGACTTCAAGCAAGTCACGCTCATGGTTGTTGAGCACCTCTACACGCATCGCGGGCCGACGGAAAATGCGTCGGCGAGCGTTGTGCCATACGGCTTCGACATGATGCTGAAGCCCTACATGCGGCTGACCAATTACAACGTAAACAATAAAAACAACGGATATGGCAGACATTGCAATCTTTAGAATTAACTACAAGTCGGACTTTATTCTGACTTTGCAAAGCGATGCAGGCTGGTTGATCCCCTTCTGCATCAAGTTCTGGACGGGTGCGCCCAGTAAGGCTTACTATGCCTACTACGACGGCATGAACTACACCAACTGCGCCCCTGTGGAGGGTGAACCCACGAAACTGATGGTGCAGTTCGACGACCACCACCTCCCCATCGGTGACCTGAAGTTCCAAATTGGCTATCACTTCACCGTTGACGACTTCCCTACATCGGTAGAGGATGAGGTGCTCAATCAGGCTTCTGTTATTATTGAGGTGGATGATGCACCTGCACAGGTGATGCTCGACCTTAATGGTGAGACGGCACCCGAGATTGAGTTCTCGCTGCCTGCTTATACCAATGAACAGCAGCGCATCGCCAACGAGGAACAACGCATCGCAGCAGAATCCATCCGTATTGTGAACGAAGAGAGCCGCATTGCTGCCGAGACCACCCGCCAGCAGAACGAGGCTCAGCGTATCAGTAACGAAGAATCCCGTGTAGTGGAATTTGCCAGGCTGAATCAGGAGAGTGAAACCGCTATAGCCGATGCCAATGCCGCTGCCACGCTTGCCAACGAGAAGGCTGCGTTAGCTGCTGACAAGGCAGCACTCGCCCAAGCATCGGCAACCATCGCCAACGAGAAAGCACAGCTCGCAGCAGACAAGGCCGCACTGGCCCAAGCAGCGGCAACCCTCGCCAACGACAAAGCGGATTTGGCTCAACAGAAAGCCGCTTATGCCCAGGCACAAGGCGACTATGCCAAGGGACAGGGCGATACCGCCCAAGCTGACCATGTTCGTGCAGAGTCAGACCACACAAGGGCAGAGAGCGATCATGCTGCCGTGGAGATGTACGTTGACTCTCTCGGAGCATTCGACATCAGTGCATACCATGCAACAGGTAGCGTACTGGCTAAGTATGCCGACCTCGCCGCCGCCCTTGGCACCAATGGTGCAAACATTCCTGATACTCTCCGCAAAGGCGGTATGTCAGTCAAGTTCATACAGAGTTC